CGAGCCATTCATGACCGACTTGCTGGCACAGCAGGAAGCTATCACCGACTACCGCACGGAGCAGCAGGAAATCACCTGGAATGAATTTGCAGGCAACTTCAACTAAGAGGCAACCATGAAATTTGAAAAAGCCATGAGAAAGAAAGCCAAGCTACGGCTGGCTCTTACCGGGCCGAGCGGGTCAGGCAAAACATACAGCGCCCTGCTCATTGCCAAAGGAATTGGCGGAAAGATTGCAGTAGTTGATACAGAGAAAGGAAGCGCATCACTTTACTCTGATATTGCTGATTTCGATGTGCTGGAACTGGAACCACCATTTAGCCCCGAGCGTTTTATTGAAGCCATTAATGCAGCTGAGCAGGCCGGGTATGACAGCATTGTCATCGACAGCATCACTCATGAGTGGGGAGGCGTTGGTGGGTGCCTGGAGCTTGTCGACACGATTGCTAAAACAAAGTTTCGCGGAAATTCGTGGTCAGCGTGGAGTGAGATTAACCCACGGCACCGCCTGTTCCTCGATGCCATCCTGCGCACAAATATGCATGTAATCGCCACCATGCGAAGCAAGACGGAAACAGCTCAGGTAGAGGAAAATGGACGCAAGAAGGTAGCGAAACTCGGCATGAAGTCAGAGCAACGGGATGGAGTGGAATATGAATTCACTACCGTTCTCGACCTGGTGCATGAGTCGCATCACGCAAACGCCACGAAAGACCGTACAAAGCTGTTCTCCAATGCGGACCCGGTAGTCCTGTCGGAAGATACTGGCAAAAAGCTACTCGAATGGCTGGAGTCAGGCGTGAATCCCCATGAAGAAGCGCTGAAGCACTTCACGGCCCTTGCATCATCCGCCCATTCAGTTGAAGAGCTAAAGCCTGCATTTGAAGAAGCGTGGCGAACACTGCGCGGTACCGAACAGCAGGCCCAGGCCAAGGATGTTTACGACATCCGCAAGGCTGAATTAGAGCAAGTCGATTAACCCCTCCCCGGCAGGAACCCCAATGAGAGAACTCACACCTGAACAACATGAGCATTGCGCACGCCTGCCGGAACATCGGCGGGCATCGTACCGCTACAAAGCATCACGGATGACTGACATGGAACGCAAGATGGAGAGCATTGCATGGGACGCAGGGAGAGCGTGGCTGGCACTGAAGGCCGGAGAAGAGCATGCCCGCATCAATACCAAATCGGTCCCTGAGCGCATGTCTGAATTACGCACGCGCAGGTATGCAGAGGCGGCCTCATTCTACCCACAGCGCCCGGAAATTATCGTCACTGAAATGGATGAGCTGTTCCTTGACTATCGAGCACCGAGACTGGGTGCAGGCGGCGCAATCAGGCAGGAGTAATCATGAAGAAAGTCGCAATGTACCGCCGGGGTCGTGGCGGCCCCAATGATGGCCTAAAAGAGAAAATCGTATGGCTGCTCAGCACAGGGTCAATGACAGGGCGCCAACTCCACGTAGCAACGAAACTACCCCTCCGCAGCATCCATCGACAACTTAATGCTGAGCGCCATCTTATCAGTGCCACAGCAGAGATATCCGCAAGCGACTGGTATATCGACGAAGAAACTGGACAGCGCGACAGGGTTTACACGCTTGTCCGCACACCTCGCCGGGTTATCACCAAAGCGAAGGCGAATAAGACCATCGTCGTGAGCGTGAAGTCGCTGGCTGAGCGCGGAGAAGATAAGCGCCAGCAGTGCATTGAAGCAGCTGCACGCAGGGCCCGGATGATTAAAGCGGGCTTGTGGATTACATCATCTGATTTAACTGGCTGACTGCGGTCGGCGGGAGATAGATATGACATTGAAGTGTGATTACTGCGGCAGGGAGGCATTGCTTGTCTCGGGCAGAGATATTTATCCGCACAGGCCTGACTTATACAGCCTTAAGTTCTGGTCTTGCTCGCCCTGTGGAGCATGGGTTGGATGCCATAAACGGTCTAACGCCGTGCCATTGGGGCGACTTGCAGATGCAGATTTAAGGAAGGCAAAGAGTGCTGCCCACGCTGCATTCGACCCGATATGGAAATCCGGCGAGATGCACCGCAGGAATGCTTATGACTGGCTGAGCAAGAAGTTAGGCATAAAATTCAAATACTGCCACATCGGTATGTTCGATATTGCGACCTGCGAGAAAGTGGTCCGCATCTGCAACGAGGCGAGAGAGATATGACAGAGATTAAGCGTTATGAGGTTGTGTTAGTTGATGGTGTTCCGGCTCATCGCCCGAGCGAATCAGGCCGATGGGTTAAGCACGGCGACCTCGCCGAACTTCAGGATCAGTTGCAACGATACTCAATGAGCGCAGGACAGGCTGACCAACGTAAGGCTGAGTCGGATGCTGTGCGAGTGGCGCTGGGGTTATCTGCTGATGCGGATGATGTCGCGCCGTGCGATTTAGTCGATGCAATTGCCGCGCTTCAGGAGCAGGTGCGGGCGCTGGCTGCTGAGAATGCGGCACTGAAAAATGCAAATAGCATTGCGAATAATATTCTGAATGATGAAGAAACTATGGTTACTTCTCTTTGGGCAAGCAGTGTGCAAGAGGTTGAGGTATCAACCCCAGCCACTGACGCCGCTATCCGCGAGATTCGGGCGCAGGCTCTGGAATCGTTGGCGGACGATAGCGAACCCGCGTGGCTCGAAAGTTACCTCTTGGAATTGCGAAATCGTGCCGCATCCATCCGCGCAGGAGAGCAGCCATGAATACACAACAGTTAAAAGAGCGCTACGCACCACCTGAAATACCAAAATGCCGGGTTTGCGGAAGGGAGCTAACGGTACAGAGCGTGGGTGGCGGACCTACCATATGGGGTTGTACGGGAATGATTGATGATCCTACAGGTGAGCGTAACTGGATTTACGCAGAGGGGCGCAGCTGTGCCGATGAACATTACGAGCGTTCACGATGGTCTGATTATCGCCAGGGTGGTGACGCGGATGTGATTGCACTAATTGACCGCTTCGAGGCAGCAGAGCATGAGCGCGACGAGCTGCGAGCCGAGATTGCACGGCGCGATGCTGCTGCTGCGGGCGAGGCTAGATCGTGGATGACTCAGGAGCAGATGCAGTCAGAGGCTAATATCTATCGTCACGACAATGATGAAGGCACTAACGCATGGTTCGATGCAAAGACGGCCTTATGGGCTGAGGGATATTTAAGCCCTTCTGTGTTTCATCATATTTTTAAACCCGATGAAGCGGGCGGATGGCTAGATGATGAAATAGCGCTGATTGAGCAAGACGGTCGATCCGCTAAAAGTTATCGTGAAATCAGAAACGGTGAAACAGAAAACCCCGTTGTTGCAGTTTTTGACAACGGCAGGGTAATTGTGTGGGATGGCTTCCACCGCATTGCTGCTGCTGTAGCTAGGAAAGAACATGTATACGCCATTTTTGCTTACACCGCCGCACAGCCTGCCGTGTTGCCGCCGGACATAACATTCGAAAGCAAAGGCTTCATTTCTCTAACGAGCGAAGATTTTGCATACAACCGGGCGTTGGAAGATGCCAGGAAGCTGGGAGCACAGCAGCAGAAGGTTGTTGAGTTGCCTGAGCCAGTGAAGTGGCCGGAAATCCCTTTCAAGTATTTCAGTGAAGAACAGGTTTTTTCTATGCTCGACGCGGCTGGTGTTAAGTGGGAGGTGAAGAAGTGAAGAAATATCGCGTTATCGTAGAGTCGCCTGGCTACACATCAACTCACGTTTTTGAAGCTGCAACACCCGAGGATGCTGAAGAAATCGGACGGGATATCTTTCATGAAGAATGTAACTACGGTGTATCAGAGGCTGATGAAAATGACGAAATCACTGACTGAACTTATCGAGCAAATCGGCGGCCGAGATGTGCTGATTAATATTGCAGAACTATCTGCATATGGGAACAGGCAAAAAGCATTAATGGCCCGCGCCCTGCTGGCTGTGCTGGATGAGAAACCTGTAGGTGAGTTTTACGAATACGATCCGGGTGATTGGTATCAGCGGTCACCAGGTGATAGGGGAGTTAAGAAATGGACGCCTCTCTACAAGGTCCAGCCAGCACCCAGCGCGCCGGATGGCTGGAAGCTGGTGCCTGTTGAGCCGACTGCGAAAATGATGGTTGCAGGAACTTTGGTTAGTGAATTTCAGGAAGACCCGGCAGGAATGTATCGAGCCATGATTGCCGCAGCGCCAGCGCCGGGAGGTGATGGTGGGTGACATCCCCGCAATAATCCTCGGCCTCGGAATGCTGAAAGGCATTTCCCTTTGCCTGAGAGAAATGTGAGCCACCCAAGCGGTGGTTTTTTTGCGTCAAAAATACGGAGAAATCCCCATGTATGCGGATATTTTAGACGAAGCAGCAGCACGCGAACAGCAGCTGATTGAAGTGGCACTGGCTAATCGCAAAGCACCGGATCCACCCTCGCCAGTGTGCAAAAATGCAGACTGTGGCGAGCCATCACAGCCGGGTACGAGTTACTGCTGTGCTGAGTGTCGCGAAGATGACGAGAAGTGGCAGCGTGCAATTCAGCAGCGCCGTGTAGCGTAGGGATGCGCTATGTCGCCAGAGGTTCAGAACGCGATAAACAGTACAGCCCGAGCGGCACTTAACGAATACTTCAGCAAATCAAACACCCTCACCTATCGTGAAATTCTCGATAAGCACTCAACTAAGATAGCCACGCTAATCCCCGCAAAACATAGCGGTCGTGCATGGCTATGGTTGAATTGTGTTTGTCAGTCGATGGGTGGGAGGAAAGGAGAGTGAAATGGGGAAAATGACGTTTGTTGTTGAGTTTGAGGATGGCAAAGAGCCACCAGTTAGCGCAGGGATGCAGTTTCACGGAGGGCGGGTAACTGCCGCTTCGTGGAGTGATTATCGTGATAACTTCTTTACAGATAAGCAGAATGATCAAATCAGCAATGCGATAGACAGCGTTCCGTTCGGCAATGAAGGAATCACAAACGAAGAGGCAAGCGCAATTCTAGAAAAGCTCAGCCTGCTAACTTTCTAACCCCTCCCCCATCTATCTACTGAGGTAACCATGGAACAAGACGAACCGCTGACCCTTGCGGAGGCTGCCGCATTCCTGAAAGTGTCCTCAAGGACAGTAAGTAACATGATCAAGCGTGGTGATTTAGTCGGAAGGCAGACGGGTGGTAGTTCTGGGAAGTACTTGGTACTTCGCTCTGCCTGCCTTGATTATCTACGCAATCCATCTCAGAATCGCCCGGCGAGCATGGGTGATGGCGCAAAAGGAGTAGCACTATGTCAATCACCCTCAGGGGCGGAGTATGGCACTGTCATTTCTTTACCCCGACAGGCAAAAGAGTTAGGCGATCGCTTGGCACAGCGGACAAGAAGCAAGCACAGGAACTGCATGACAAGCTGAAGTCTGAGGCGTGGCGAGTGGATGAGTTGGGCGACCTTCCCGCTCGTTCATTTGAGGAGGCCTGCCTTCGCTGGCTGGATGAAAAGGAGCACAAGCGCAGCCTCGATGATGACAAGGTGAAGATTGAATTTTTTGTCACCAAGTTTTCAGGTCGAGACATCTCCACAATCACAGGCGAGGAAGTGGCAAGAATAGTCAGCAGGATGACTGACCGGAATCACAAAAGGAAATGGGAAGTTCGCAGGGATGCGGCGATCCGGGATGGCAAGCCAATACCATCATTCACCGAGAAGGCACTCGCTGCAGGCACTAAGAGTCACTACCTGTCGTTTATGAGGTCACTGCTTCGTGCCGCGGCCAACGAGTGGGGGTGGATAAAGAGTGCCCCAGTCATAAAGACGAAGAAGCCAATAAGTAAGCGCATTCGCTGGCTAACAAGAGAAGAGGCCAGTAGGCTGATTGAGTGTTGCGGAGAAAGCATCAGGCCAATCGTAACCTTTGCGCTAGTTACTGGCCTGCGACGCTCTAACATTCTCGACCTCGAATGGAACCAGGTCGATATGCAAAGAAAGGTGGCGTGGATAAATCCAGAGAATGCTAAAGCAGGCAAGGCCATTGGCGTGGCCCTGAACGATACAGCCTGCAAAGTTCTGCGGGGGCAGATAGGAAAGCATTCACGATGGGTGTTTGTCCACACCAAAGCTTCAACAAGAGCGGATGGAACTAAAACCGCTTCAGTCAGGAAAATGCGAAAGGACGGCAATAAGGCATGGAGCGGCGCCCTGAAAAGAGCAGGCATCTCAGACTTCAGGTTTCATGACCTGAGGCATACCTGGGCAAGTTGGCTTATTCAGTCAGGCGTTCCGCTTTCTGCGCTGCAGGAAATGGGCGGGTGGGAGTCTATAGAAATGGTGCGACGCTATGCTCATCTGGCGCCGAATCATCTGACCGAGCATGCGCGAAAAATTGATGCACTTTTGGCAACTGACGACACAAATACGACGCAGGGAGACATTCAGGCGGGATTAAGAATTGCGTAACTTATTGAAAATTATTGGTACGCCCTACAGGATTCGAACCTGTGACCTACGGCTTAGAAGATAGTAGGTCTGCATTTAACACACTGTAAATACAGCTAAAATCCATGCTCGCACCATGAATTGTGTCGTTACGTGTCGTTGAGTGTAAATCACTGGCTTCTTGCAGCCTTAACTGGCGACACACCCACGACACATAAAATTCTCATCAAATCGCCGGCCCATTAAAATCGTGATGCTGCGTAATCGTCAGCACCACAGTCCCGATCACAATGACCTCACTCAGCCCCTCTCCTTCAATCGCGTCACCATCGGGCGTGATAATCGCTCGCCCCATCATTTTGCCGATCGCCACTTCGCCAAATATCTCATAGCAAATCACAGAGCCGTTGCCGGGCGCTAATGAACGGTCAATGACGTACTGCAGACCGCCAAACTCGACGAGAGACGTTGCAGATGGGTGCGGGATGAGCAAGCGATTAAGGCAGATGCTGTCTTCGATGTAGTCTGTAGCTGGTGATGGAAAGCCCATTAGAAACCTCCGTTGTTCGGGTTGAACAGCAGGAACGGCCGGCGTTCGCCTTCTTCTGTCGACACGTCTTTGAACGTGCTCTGATAGTGCTCTATCCAGCGATTTGCTTCGGCAAGCGACCATTCATAGTTAACCTGCGCCAGCGCCGCCACGAAATCCTCTGTGGTCACTGTGCGCCGCCCGTTTGCCGCTATCTATATGCTCGCGCGGAACGCTGCCGGGATGTCGTCTCTTCTGCCCATGGTGCACCTCAATACTGTTTGCATATACAGTATTATTTGATCGGATGGGCAGAATGATCAACCGGGCGGAGCGGGGAGAATTGTCAGGATGATGATCTGGCGGGAAATTTACTTCATCTCGCGCGTGTCACTTTCACTCCAGTTGCTTGGCACATCCAGCACTGGTGGCTCGTCTTTCCAGGTCGCCTCGCTTTCAACCTCGCGCTTACCAATCTCCTCAGCGCTGGCTTTTATCTTATCCACAACTGCCAGTACCTCTGGATTATCAAGGGCCAGCATTTCTACAATGCTGAACAGCGCCTTGATGGCTTCGGTGTGAAACGCAGCCGCAGCGCCTGATGTGTTCAGGTACTTAAAGTCAGGAATTACGGTACCATCCTGGAATGTTCTGTCACCGTTTGTGCTTACTGCAACAGGGCACGCCTTCTCCACATCCTGAGCGATCAATCCAACTTCAGCAGCACCATCTTTCTTGACGTAGGTAGCCCCTCTCCAGCTCAGAACGGACGCCAGGGCATCTGACACAAGCGTAATTTTAGTTTTGTGGCGCTCATCTGAGCCATTCACCCAACTACCCGGAGCCGTTGCGTTGCCGGATTTCAAAAAGTCCCATGAACCCGCTCCGGTGAGTGCGATAAAATATGACTGGATTGACGTATCCCCGGCGCGTCGAATTCCTGTCTGCGTCAGCTCGTTGTACCAGCGGTAAACTGTCCATCCGACAGGGTTTCCCGTACTACCTCCGCTGGCTGTATTATTGATCTCTACGCGGTTCCTCTCTCCCGCTTCAACCGCAAGACCTGCCGTAGGGTTGGCAGTAACAGACCCAGCTACAGTGATAGCGCTGGTTATCGCTCCTCCACTCTTGCCACCTACCGTATTAAGCCTGGAATCATCGCCGCGTGCGGCTGTCGTAGACGAGCTGCCGTACTGTGCTAAAGCATTCCATGCTGCCTGCGCTGTCTTCTGGCCCGTACCGCCCTGTGAAATAGCGACCGCACCACTCACTAGGTCAGCTTTGCTTGCGAACTGGTTAGACATATATCCCCAGCTAGGTCCGGTAAAAGTGCTGCCATCCGGGCGCTGGATGGTTACAGATGCGACATCGCTGTAAATTTTTTGCCAGTTATCCTTGTCATAATTCAGCCCCCGAATCGCCCTTGCGGTATCAGAGGCTACCTGCGCAGTGATTCCGACTAATACCTGATTCGGAACGGCTGTCCATGCGAGGCCTGAAGTTGTCGGGCCGCCGAAGGCTGTGTTGATGGTCAGCGAGGTATTCGACGCGATGGCGGCAACGCCCAGCGTGTAGGTCACGCCGCCGACTACGGCTACAACGAAGTCATTGACCTTTAGTTCAGTGGTGAACGCTGTGCCACTGCCTGTGACCGTTTTAGAATTGTTGGTTAACGCAATAGTGCCTGCTGGCATAGTTATCTCCGGGCAATAAAAAACCCGGCACGGTGGCCGGGTTCAAAGATGTTTTTGTGAGCTATTTATCACATGTTGTTCGGGTGAAGTTATTCTTACTTACCCATTGCCAGTTGAAAGGATAACCGGCCTTGTACTGGGTTTGATTTGCCTGCTGACGCACACCATAAATCTGTACAATAGATTCCTGACCAGAAATGACGGCTGTGCCTTGGCATACAGGCTCTTGTTTCTCAAGAAAACCACTGCATCCAGACACAAGAAAAATTGAAAGCAAAGCACCAATCCTGAGCATGATAAAACTCCTTAAGCTATTTTTTAGATAATATATCAAGCTTCTTTAATGTAAAACAAATCTAATCAATTGAATAGATCTAATTAATAGCGACTGATGTCTATTGCCTTTATTGTGTTTCTGTGATTGACAAACTGCACATTGCTTGCGCCGCTGCCTGAGTCGCCTACAAATTCAGACTTTATCACCGTGTTGCTACCAGATATATATGCTGATGTGTAGGCTACTGCTCTAACTGGATAAACCTGCCCGCCCTGATTGATAACTCCAGTAAAGTATCCCATTACATCTGGCGCTACAGCCCATTCACCAGATAAAGTTGCGCTGGCGTTGTATCCTGATGCGTTAGGATCTGCCTGATTTCCTACAACTTCAACACCTCTCAAAACCTTCGTCTCGTTTGTTATCACGCAGCGCCCGGCAGAATCCCATATTGCCAATCCGTATTTAGGTGGAGTCTGGTATTGATATCCGAAGATATATATATCAATTGTGTACGTACCCGGGCCAGAGCTATAAATGGCGTACTTACCAGTCACGGAATTCAGCGCATAATAAAAACTGACCCCGCCGATGTTGCTACGACAAAAAACCAACCTGAATGTGGAGTCATTGTCATGAATATCGATGGTGCCGTTTGAGGCTGTTCGCGTGAAGGTCTGCTTGCTGACAAGGCACAATGGCAATGTATCAAGAATATAATAAGGGTTGCCTTGCTGGTCTGTAAGGTAAGCGCCGTATTCCGCCATTATTTTTTCCTTAGGTAAAAAACCACTCTCCCAGCCGAATGAGGCTCTGTTCCAGCTGAGTAATCTGAACCTGCATCCGAGATAGATATGGTGTTGCCGCTAACCGTAAAACGTCGGCGGCTTGTGGTTCCTGTAGCGGAAGTGTTTTGGAAAAGATAATCTATCCGCATCCCGGCAGGTACCGTGTAAGACCACGTTCCTGTGGTCTGACCGTCTGAAAGGGTTGCAGTGCCCAGTACCAAAACTCGAACCAGCCCCGTGTTGTTATCAAGTCCATTAGCATCCCAAGTAGCTATGCCCCATTCAGCCATCTTAAAATATCCCCGTAATACGACCAATCTGGACCCGAAGAACCCCGTTGCCGTCAGCAACGCTGATGGTGTTATTGTCCTGCTTCATCTTGCCTTCCCCGGCCACGGAGCCGTAGTTAACTATTTCACCCGTTTTGAAATTCAACAACAATCCAGACTGACCCTGTACATAATTGTCTGATTGCAGTGTGTCGGCAATTTTAGCTCGCGTGATAGATAGATCCTGAATAAGTGCAGAGCGCAGGAATGCCTGGCCATTTATGGCTGCAAATACCAGCTGATAGCTTCCTGCGGTGCTGCCAGTATAGAGGCCTATCTGGTCGGCACTGAATGCGAGAACACTCTTGTAACTGTTACCGGATGGCTCTATACCCATCGACATTCCTGTCTTGTATGCTACCCCATTGCGGACTATCTGAAGTCCTAGGTCAAAGAACGCTGTGGCCGTTCCATCATCCTTGACCGATGCGGTCATTTTCTGGTTTACAGTGGAGGTCAAATCACCTATTTGCGCCTGAACGTTGTCTTCAAGTGAAGCGAGGGCTTCACTAACAGTTGCCACGGTGGTGCGAATAGTGAGTACGTCAGCTCTTACTTCGCCAACCTGCTTAAACTGGTGGTTGATGCTTGAATCGAGGTTAAGCGCATTCTGAAGCATGCCCTCTATATTCGTATCCAGATTACTACTTAGTCGGTGAAAGGTTTCCGAGTCACGAATACCCTCATCAATCAGGTCAATCATCCCTGGAATGTCAGATGACGCTTTTCCTGATGCTTCGACAAAGGCAGATACACCAAAGGCGTTCTTTGTCCTGACGTACATATAATACGTGGTGTCAGCCTTCAGGCCATGCAGTGTCCACTGTGATGACCTTCCAAGGAACTGCGCCTGAGCCTCAATACTGGCAGCGCTTGATGCTGGCACTTCTCCCGTGTACCAAAACTCGAAAGAAGTGTCGGTTGTGGCTGTAACGTTCATCACCGGAACAATGTCAGCAGAGAAGAGTCCAGGCGTCCATTGAATGAAGGTAGGTGCGGACGGCGCGCCAATCACCAGGCTAACCTGAGTCTCAGCGCCCTTCATTCCATTCTCGTTTCTCCCGCGCACGCCCAGTGTGTAATTTCCAGCGTTGAGGCCGTAAAAGTCATACCGGAACTGGTCGGTTTCGTACTGAGCAACAACAGCCCCCTCAGTGGTGTAGACATAAAGCTCAAACACCAGCTTTTTTGTCGTCGTGGCTGTTTCCCAAGTGGCAGTAACCTGCACGGTCTCGCTATTGGTGTTGATGATTTTCAGGTTTTCAACATTGGGTACGCGGTAGCCATTTGCCGTATCAGATGGCACCTCAAACACCGCACCATCATCCACAATAGCCTGCTTGTTTGGGTTGTGCAGGGTTGCCGAGATGCTGTAGAGCGAGTTGTTATCGTCTTCAGAGATCCCCATGATGCGCCAGAGCCGTGATGAAACTTCTCCAGTAGAAATGACGAATACAGCGCCATCTCTAACCCATGCTGGTGCGGCTTTCAGTGTGATTGCTCTGCCCGATACGCTGGCAATCTCGTACTTCGCCAGCTTCCCGGTGGAGTTCATAATCGACATAGAGTCGCCAGTCCCGGCAAACTCAGAAACATCAGCATCTACAGTGATAACTGGCCCGGCATGAGAAACTATCCTTCCGCCAAGTCGCGTCGCTGCCCTGTTGTTGTCAATCTGTTCGATGATGTCACCAGGCAAGAAGGCAATGGCATCCCTCGCCATGCGGAATGTAACTTTGTCCTTTTCGAGCTTAGCGCTCTCAACCAGCCACTTCGCCGTTCTGAGCGCCTGACCACGCGATGTGCAGCCAAACGCTTCGATGGTGGTTTCGTTATATTCGTAGCGGCTAATCAGTTCGTCGTCTGAGTAGTACTCTTTTACCTGCTCCCACCCATTGTTTGGGTCGGTCCACGAAACTACCACTGCGTTATAGCGCTCTGAACGCTTCATAGCGCTGTAGGTAAACAGGCCATCGACAACGTTGGCGTTGGTGACTATAGCTACCGGATCCTGCGGTCGGTCAATCATGATTGAGAAGCGCATGCCATCCCACAGCGCTATGCCACGAAACATCCCGGCAATATCATCCAGAAGTTCACGCGCACTCTTTTGCTCAGTGATGTATGCATTAAGCGTAAACCGAGGTTCTTTGCCGCCATATCCATCATCAACTTCCTGATCGCAAAACTGCGACAGCACGTAAAGGCTTCCGTCATCAACGTCAACGTACCCGGCCCGGCGCGCGAGACCGTAGCGAGTGTTTTTCACCAACGCACGGAAAATCCATGCTGGGTTATTAGTCCAGGCTGACTTGAAGCCACCCGTCCAGATGCCCGTATATACGCGAGTAATCGGGTTGTAGTTATCCGGCACATCAACAATAAGTCCGCGCAGGTGGTAGGTGCGATTAGGAGTGTCAGTGTACTGATCGCGGTCTATTACGGCGCCGCAGACAGCAGTAAAGGGATACGACAGGTTATCATCGGTGATTTCTGTATAGCTGTTCCAGATGGTGCCATTGTTGAGCAGGTCAGTGGTGCTGTCCGGCGTGATACGACGAACCCTGATATCAAATGGCTTCGTCTCCGGTGCATCAATCACATGCGCCTCCAGATATTCTCCAGAGATTTTACCGGAGATGGTCACCGTGGCCGCCACGTTGAAAGCTCCATTACCAGTTCTGGTTTCGATGACCATCGTCACCGAAGTGTTTTGCTGGTTGCCCTTGTCATCCTGCTGCACCAGAGATTTAACGCCAAGGTTCAGACGAACCCGCGTTACGTCCACATCAGTAATGGTGCGAACAAGTGGTATTGCCTGTGTCACATCGGTGTTAACGATAGACGTTGCTTCGATGGCCTGAAAGCCGTTAATCGGCAACTGACTTGCTGAGCCAGGGCGCCACGCCACGCTTACGCCGGGAACGCTAACCACGCCTGCCGAATTCGTCACAGGTGTTTTATTTAAGCGGAATGATGAAAGGTGTTCCTGGTCTACCGGCCCGTATATTGGCCCTTCAGAAATGATGTCGAGTACGCGATAGAACTGCTTGGAAGTGAGGTTGTCGTTGATAAGAGTAGGAGTGCTACCGCCGCCGCCACCTGAGCCCATGATTCACCTTAACTTATGGAAATATTCCAGTTTTTATT